GCAGTAGAACTATCTGGAACAACAGCCGCAACAACTGCGACTTTTAGGATTATGGGCTTTTCTTCTGATCCAGATAATAGCACTACAGGTTCAGCTAATGTGAATGTTATAGTGAAGTTTAATGAGCATTTCTATGTTGATCCTACAGGAGTTTAATAATGGCAATTAATAGATCGCAATTAGCGAAAGAACTAGAGCCAGGCTTAAATGCCTTGTTCGGCATGGAATATGCTAGGTATGAAGCAGAGCATACAGAAATCTTTGATACAGAGAGTTCTGATAGAGCGTTTGAAGAAGAAACTTTGATCGTTGGGTTCGGTAATGCTGAAGTAAAATCAGAAGGTAGTGGAGTCAGATTTGACAATGCTAACGAAGGTTATACTTCTCGTTACACTCACGAGACGGTTGCTTTGGCATTCGCACTAACAGAAGAAGCTGTTGAAGATAATCTGTATGATCGTCTTGGTGCTAGATATACTAAAGCACTAGCTAGATCTATGGCTAATACAAAGCAAATCAAAGCTGCTGCTGTATTGAACAATGCGTTCTCTACAACAGGCGGAGATGGCAAAGTATTAATCGCTACAGATCACCCGCTAGGCGGTGGTGGTTCTCTGGCCAATAGAGCTACAACTATGGCGGATCTTAATGAAACTTCTCTTGAAGATGCATTAATTAGTATCTCTACATTTACTGATGATAGAGGTCTTAATATTGCACTAAGAGGAATGAAATTAATTGTTCCACCTCAGTTGCAGTTTGTTGCTGACAGACTCTTACAAACCCCAGGGAGAGTAGGAACATCTGACAATGACATTAACTCTATTAGAAATCAGGGAATGATTCCTGATGGCTATGTTGTAAATCATTATCTAACAGATACAGATGCTTTCTTCTTGAAAACAGACTGTCCTGATGGATTTAAGTATTTTGAAAGATCTCCAATGCAAACTGCATTAGAAGGTGATTTCGATACTGGAAACATGAGATACAAAGCTAGAGAAAGATATTCATTCGGATATTCTAACTTCAGAGCCGTTTTCGGTTCTCAAGGAGCTTAATGAACGATTGATTGTAGCGTTTATAACTCAACTACAATTAAGAAAGGGAGCTTTGGCTCCCTTTTTCTTGCGACATTCATATTTCAGGTGTAAACTAAAATTGGTTTAAAATTAATTAGCTTGATGAGGGCCGTTTACGGTTTCCATTAATACAAATATAAGGAGTTCAAGATGGCTAATCCACATTTTCAAAACTTAATACTTAACGCTGGTAATAGCGAGTCTACTAAACATAAGAAAGATGTTCCTATGTTCTTAGTAAACCCGTCTAGTTCGTTGTTCTATCAATATTCAAATGATTTTATGACTTACGCATCTGGCGATTGGACAATCACTACAACTGAAGCAGGTACAGGTTCAGCTACAGAAGCTTTAACTTCTGGAGCCGGCGGCCAGCTTTTGCTTACTAATGCAGCAGGTGATAATGATTTAGACTTTTTACAATTAAAAGGTGAGTCATTCAAACTAAGCAGCAGTAAAAGAGCTTTCTTTGAAGCTAGATTTAAGGTAAGTGATGCAACGCAATCAGATGTTGTTATGGGTCTACAAATAACCGATACAACACCTCTTGCTGTTTCTGATGGTGTTTACTTTCTGAAAGACGATGGTGATACAAACCTAGATTTTCATATAGAAAAGAATGGTACTGATACAACTACAGCAGCAGTTACTACTTTAGCTGATGATACATTTGTTAATGTTGGTTTCTTTATAGATCCAAACACTTCACAAGTATCTTATTTTATAGGTTCTGCTACTCCAGTAGGTGTAGTAAATACTAATTTACCAGATGATGAAGAATTAACCGTATCATTCGGCATTCAAAATGGTGAAGCAGCAGCTAAAACTATGACAATTGATTACATAAACGTAATCTGCGAAAGATAGGAGTACATAATGGCTGATACAGTAACTTCCCAGACTATTCAGGATGGTGATAGAGTTGCTATTTTAAAGTTCACCAATGAATCAGACGGCACAGGAGAATCTTCTGTAAAGAAGGTAGATGTTTCTGCATTAACCACTAATAGTGCAGGAGAGTCTTGTACTGGAGTCTCTATCGCTAGAATTTATTGGGCAACTAGAGGTATGGGTGTTGATATTGAGTTTGATGCTAGCACAAACGTTTTAGCAATACCCTTACCCGCTGATAGCACAGGAGATGAATATTACGATGACAGATTTAGCGGTATACCAAATAACGCTGGATCAGGTGTTACCGGTGATATTGATTTCACAACCGTTGGACACTCAAGCGGAGATGCTTACTCAATAATATTAGTTCTTAATAAAAACTATTAATGGCAGAATATAAGGGTAAAACAGTAACTCTTAACAGACCAAGGGCTATCCCAAAAGGTAGCCCTGGGTATGGTAAAAAACGTAAAGAAGTTTTTGTAAAGGGTTGTAGTAGTGAAGGCTCTAGAGTCAAACGTATAACTTTTGGTGATGCCAAGCTTGGTATGCACAAAAATAATAAAGCTAGAAAAAAATCATATTGTGCTAGAAGCAAAGGTATGGGTGGTACTACCGATAGATGTAGTGCTAATTACTGGGCTAGGAGAGATTGGGATTGTTAAATGCCAAAAAAAGATCCAAAGGTAGGCACAGGTAAAAAACCTAAAGGTAGTGACAGAAGACTGTATACTGACGAAAATCCTAAAGATACTGTTTCAATAAAGTACGCAAGCATTCAAGACGCAAGAGATACGGTTGCCAAAGTACAAAAAATAAAAAAACCATTTGCAAGAAAAATACAGATACTAACCGTTGGGGAACAAAGATCTAAATATGGTGGCAAGCCTAGACAGGCAGAAATATTTAGAAGGGGCAAAGATGCAATTAGAAAAAAAGCTGGTAGAATCAAATAATGGCTAAGAAAGCAAAAAGTGGCGGTAAGATTTGTCCAGAGGGTAAGGCTTGGGCAAAGCGCACTTTTGATACATATCCTTCTGCATATGCAAATATGGCCGCGTCAAAATATTGCAAAGATCCTAACTATGCAAAAAAATCAAAAGGCGGTAAAAGAAAAGGAAAAAGATTTGGTGGTCCAATAAGAGGACAGGGTAGAGTAATGTCAGACAGGTTAAGATAATGGGACAGCTAAAACAATGGCGTGAACAGAACTGGGTTAGAATTGGTACAGACGGTTCTATCAAAGGACCATGTGGCACTAGCAAAGATAAAAAAAATCCTGATAGATGTTTACCAAAAGCAAAAGCAAATAGTCTTACAAAAGCCGAAAGAGCAAGTACTGCAAAAAAGAAAAAAAGAGCTGGAGCTAAAGGTAAGACCGTTGTGGCAAATACACCTAAAGCAAGAGTTCGTGCAAGCACAGGAGGAACTATGATAAAAAATAAATCCAAAGCAGATCTTAATAAAGATGGTAAATTATCTTCATATGAGACAAAAAGAGGTATGGCTATTGAAAAAGCTATGAAAGAACAAAATCGTGCTAAAATGAAAAACGGCGGTTTTATAGCCAGAGGTTGTGGGGCTGTTAGAAACGATAAGCGTAAAGTTACAACTATTAGTTAGGAGAAAATTATGCCAAAGAAAAAATCTGAAGATCCAAAATTACAAGCAAGGTTAGACGCTAAAGTTAGGCCTGATGAGCCTGTTTCTGATGACCGTATTTATTACAATATGACTAAGAAAAAAGCTCCTGCTAAGAAAAAAACTACTAAAAAAGGTAAAAAATAATGGCTAAGTACAATTCAAAAGGCGGCAAAAAGATGAAGAAATCTAAGGGTGGAAGCATCATGATGAAATCTAAGGGCGGAACTATGATGAAGAAGTCCAAAGGTGGAACTATGATGAAGAAATCTAAAGGTGGTACCATGATGAAAAAATCAAAAGGTGGCACTATGATGAAAATGTCGAAAGGCAGAGCCGTCATGAAAAAATCTAAAGGTGGGTCTGTAGCGGCAGGTTTTGCTAATAGAAGAAGAGAAGATCTAACTTAATTAGTGGCTTATCTTTACAGTAATATACCCTACTTTAAATGTTGGGTAAGAAGAGAGTACACTCATAATCACGAAAAATATCATGGAGAGTTCCTTCATGCTATGGCGGTTGGTGTTACTACCATGCCGACCAGGTGTTTAAGTTTTCATATAATATTTACCGGAGAGGAATCCAACTGCGAAGATTGGAACGAGGGCAATATACATGGGGGTGCGATGTGGGCCAGAATGCCAATAACAGCTTTAGTTGCAGATACTTTAGTTGAAGACTTTGCAAAACCTATGTCAGTTCATGACGCACAACCTTGGGATTGTTCTTCACATAATAATTCAGTATACGTAATAGATAGAGCTACACCTTGCCCTTGGCTTGCTAAAATAGACGGTCAGATATTCCCAGCCAAATACATGTTTACGGTTGACTATGCTGAGAACGAAATAGCAGACGATCCTGCACAACACAAAAGTAGTCATGTTATGGAATTGTTAGATGCTGGAGAATGGACAGGTAACATAGTTGCACTACCAAATAATAGAGTAAGAGTTACACATCCAGCTTGGTTTGTTACAGGAGAGGGAGCGCCTGATTTTAAACCGTCTCAACATATACATTATTCAAAATCTGATTTAGACTACACGTTAGACGTAAACAGGGTCTTTGATAATTTATATTCGGAGGATGAATGATGGCTGACTTATCTGTTGCACAAAAAAGAAAACTAATTAAAGAGTTAAAAGGGGCATCTAAGCTTCATGCCAAACAAGCTGCACAAATAGAGAGATCTCTTAAAAAAACTAAAAAGAAAAAGTAATGGCACTTTCAGGAAGTACAGACTTTGAACCTAATGTAGCTGAGTTTATAGAAGAAGCATTTGAGAGATGTGGATTAGAACTTAGGACAGGTTATGATTTAAAAACCGCTAGGAGGTCTATAAACCTAATGTTAGCAGAATGGGCTAATAGAGGTTTGAATCAATGGACAATAGAACAAGCAACACAAACTGTTACTGAAGGTACTGCTAGTTATTCTTTAAATTCTAATGTTATAGATGTTTTAGATGTAGTCTTGCGTAGAACTGTAAATCAAACACAAACAGATATAAGCATGAATCGTATTAGTAGATCTGAATATATCAACATACCAAACAAAGAAACAAAGGCTAGGCCATCACAATTTTTCTTTGATAAGTTAACAACACCAGCGTTAAAAGTTTGGCCCGCACCTGAAAACAGTACTGATATATTAGTTTTTAACAAACTGGTAAGAATGGATGATGCAGATAAAGCTACTAATACTATGGACATGCCGTTTAGATTTTATCCCTGTTTTGTTGCGGGGTTAGCGTATTATCTGTCGCTGAAGAAGTCTCCTCAACTCACCCCGCAACTCAAGGCTATATATGAAGAAGAGTTTAGAAGGGCAGCTGACCAAGACGAAGATAGAGCATCTTTTAGGATAAGACCTAATTTGAGGATGAATTAATATGGCTTATGCGGTTGGTAAATTCGCTAAAGCATTATGTGATCGTTGTGCTTTTGAGTACAAACTTAATGAACTGAAAGAAGAATGGAATGGTTTAAAAGTTTGTCCGAGTTGTTATGAACCTAAACATCCTCAGTTAGAACCTTTAACGGTTAAAGCAGATCCTGAAGCACTATACAGGCCTAGACCTAATAATGATAAAGAAGTGGGAGAAGGTTTTGTTGTTGTCACAAGCTCTAACATATTTCAAAATGATTTCATGAATCCATCCATACTGCCTTCAAATTTTGTTGTTGAGAAAGTGACAGCATCATTAGGTGAAGTTACAATTACTACGTCATGACATTAACCGAGTTAAAAACTTTAATACAAAATTATGTGGAAAATGAGGAGACAACTTTTGTTGCTACCTTGAATGATTTTATTATTAACGCAGAAGATAGATTATTTGAACTAATACAGTTAGATTATTTTAGAAAAAATGTTACTGGTAATTTAACAACTGGTAATACTTATTTAACCGCTCCTTCTGACTTTTTAATGAGTTTTTCTTTAGCAATTATAGACAGTAACAACGATTATCATTACTTAGATAAAAAACACCCTTCTTTTATGAGGGAGTATTCTAATGATGCGGTTGATACTTCTGAGAGAGGTAGGCCTTTGTACTATGGAGACTTTGATAAAGAATTATCTACGGCATCAAGTAACGGATCTACTTTAATAGTTTCTCCAGTCCCAGATTCAGATTATTCAGTTGAATTGCACTACCTGTATAAACCAAATAGTTTAACAACAGACACTACAGGTACTTGGATTTCTACTAATGCTAGAAATGCTTTGTTGTACGGTTCTCTTGTAGAAGCATACACATTTATGAAGGGTGATGCAGACTTGATGCAACAATATGAACAAAGATTTAATTTAGAAGTTTTAAGATTGAAAAATCAAGCAGAAGCAAGAGGAAGAAGAGATGAATATCGTTATGATTCTCTTAGATCTTCTGTTACATAAATAAGGAGAGTAAATGGAAAAAATTGAAAGTCTTAAAGGCAAAACTATTGCTATTGTGGGTATGGGTAAAAGTTGGTTTGATTACAACTTAGCAAAATCTCATGGGGTACACTTTGATGAAGTATGGGCTATAAATGGTGTAGGATCTGTTATATTCCACGACAGAGTATTTATGATGGATCCCGCATCTAGGTTCTTAGATACAGATGATGCAGGCGGCCAAACTGAGAGTATGGCAGATCTTTTAAAAAATCATGAGGGTCCAATATACACTTGTGAGTTAGATGATCGTTGTCCTGGTTTAGTTGAATATCCCTTAGAAGAAGTGGTTTCTTATTCTAATTGCCATTATTTAAACAATACAGTTGCCTACGCAGTTGCTTTTGCTTACTGGAATGAAGTTGCTAACTTAAAATTATTTGGAGTAGATTTTTCTTATAAAGGTAATTTGCATTTTGCTGAAGCAGGAAGAGCTTGTGTAGAGTTTTGGCTAAGTAAATGTATATCTGCTGGTATGCAAGTTGAAGTTGCACATACCTCTGGACTATTAGATACAGATGTACCAGCAGAGCAAAAACTATACGGTTATCATAGGTTAAAAAATCCTTACATTATTTTAGTAGACGAAGAAGGAATCAAATTAGAGCGTATTAACGATTTAGAAATAGTAAAAAAAGAACAAGAGCCTATGCTAATAGATAGGCATGATTCTCATCTAAAACCGGTAGAGCCTAAAAAATGGTAGATGAAGTAACTCCGGCAGGAATGCCAGGTTTAGGCCTTATAGAAGCTAAAACAAGTAACTACGGCGGTCATCCTCCTGAGTTTTGGGCAGAAAGACTTACAGAAAAAATTGTAAGTTCAAGTGATAGTGAAGATCCACATATAAAAGAACAAGCTAAAGCCTACAAAGATTTGATATACCAAGTTAGTTTGATTTATATACGTAATGCTATAAAATCCTATAAGGCTACCTTAATTCAAGAGCTTGTGACGGCTGGAGAGGAAGATGTAGCTAAAATTGTAAAAAGGATATAAATATGGCTATAACATCAACTTTAACTACAAGTTTTAAAAAACAACTTCTTGAAGGTGTGCATAATTTCAAAAATAGCGGCGGAGGTACTTTTAAACTGGCTTTATATACCAGTTCTGCTACTTTAGGTGCTACAACTACAGCTTTTACCACAACAGGGCAAGCTAGTGGTACAAATTACACATCTGGAGGGGCTAACCTAACTAGAGTAGATCCTACTTCAAGCGGCACTACAGGATTTACTGATTTTGCTGATTTGACGTTTGGAACAGCTACCATTACTGCTAGAGGTTGTATGATTTATAACTCTTCCGCAACTAATGCTTCAGTAGCTACTATTGATTTTGGTGGAGATAAAACATCAACCGCTGGAGACTTTACAGTAGTTTTCCCTGCGGCAGCAGCAAGTACGGCTATTATAAGAATAGCTTAGTAGCCTATGGCTAATATTAACGGTTGGGGTCGCGGAACTTGGGGCGAAGGGTCCTGGGGAACTGCCTTACCTGTTGAAATATCTGCACCTAATGCCGCTACATCTGCATTAGGTACTGTATCTACGGTAGCAAAAGCTAATGTAACTCCCACAGGACAATCTGCAACAGGTGGTGTATCTGGAGTAGGTGTAAATGCACAGGCCGTAGCTGTATGTCCTAGTGCAGTTGGTACAGTAGGGTCTGTATCAGTATTAGTTGATGGTGAGGCAAATGTATTCCCAACAGGCCAAGCCGCAACAAGTGCTTTAGGTACTGCAACCACTATATCTAACAACAACATATCAGTCTCACTAGGAGCTGCGACAAGTGCTTTGGGATCTGTAACAACAGATGCAGAGGCAAACGCATTTCCTACAGGACAAAGCGCAACAGGATCGGTAGGATCAGTTTTAGTGTGGTCACTTATTGATGATTCACAAACATCCAACTTTACTTCAATTAACGAGGCTCAAACACCTAACTGGGAAGATGTTGCTTAACTATCCACAAGAAAGGTAATATAATCAATTGAACGGAGATATTAATGGCTACTTATGTAAATGATTTAAGACTTAAAGAAATAGCTACTGGTGATGAATCAGGAACTTGGGGAACAAGCACGAATACCAATTTAGAGTTGATTGGTGAAGCACTAGGTTTTGGTACAGAGGCAATAACTACAAACGCAGATACTCACACTACTACTGTAGCCGATGGATCTACAGATCCTGGTAGGGCTATGTATATCAAATACACAGGAACATTAGACTCGGCCTGTACTATCACGATTGCACCTAACACCATGAGCAGGATGCACTTTATTGAAAATGGAACAAGCGGATCTCAAAACATAATAATTTCACAAGGCACAGGCGCTAACGTAACCATACCAGCTGGCGATGTAAAAGCCGTTTATTTAGATGGTGCTGGTAGTGGAGCAGCAGTAACAGATGCTTTTGCTAGTTTAAATACAGTAGATCTAAAAGTTGAAGACGATCTAACAGTTACAGATGATGTGTCTATCGGTGGAGCTTTAACACTTACAGGTAACGGCGACTTTAATGGCGATTTAGACGTAGATGGCACAACTAACCTAGACGTAGTAGATATAGATGGTGCTGTAGATATGGCTTCAACACTACAAGTAGATGGAAGTATAACTTCCTCTGCTGAAATGACTCTGACACGATCAGATAATGGTATAAATTTAAGTTTAGTTTCGACTGATGCTGATGCTAATGAAGGTCCAGGGATGGTCCTTTATAGAAACTCTAGTAGTCCAGCCGATAGTGATGTTTTAGGTCAAATATATTTTCAGGGTGAAAATGATGCTGACCAAAAAGTATCTTACGCATATCAAGAAGCTAGGATTGTAGATGCGTCTGATGGAACAGAAGATGGTCGTATAGAAACAAATGTAATATTAGCTGGTACTGCTGTTTCAAGAGTATTGATGGATGCTACTGAAACTGTATTTAATGATAATAGCAAGAACTTAGATTTAAGAGTTGAAACAGATGGAAACGCTAACACTTTATTTGTAAATGGTGAAAAAGATTATGTTGCTATAGGTACAAATTCTGACTTTGCGGCGGGTGCTTCTGTCTTACATTTACATCAACCAGATGCAACTTCAAATGCTTATCTTCATATAACTCAAGAAGACGGAGGTGCAACTGCATCTGATGGTATGTCAATAGGTGTTCTTGATGGTGGTGCTAACGCTGTTATAAGAAATAGAGAAAACGGCTACCTTAAATTTTGGACCAACAATACTTCTCGTATGACTATTTTGAATACTGGACAAGTAGATATTGGTGGTACTGAATCAGCACACGCTAATACGGATGATTTAATTGTTGGCAGTTACTCTACAAATGGTGGAATACAAATAAACGCACAAAATAACGCAAATAGCTCAATATTTTTTGGAGATAATGACAGCAACTTAATAGGTCAGTTAGAGTATGTTCACACAGGCGATATTATGACCTTCATTACAGGCTTGTCTGAATTTATGAGAATTGTTGATGGCGATGCTTTGGTAATAAAAAACACAACTGTCGTTAATAGTGCGTTTTTGACAGTACAATCAAACGATAATGGTGGTGTTTTAGTTGGTCAAACAGGAACTAATGCTTATAGACACAGAACCCATGAAGTCTCAACAGGGATACACAAGTTTGCGAGCAGTAACAATACAGCTACTTTGAGTAACGCGGGTGCTTGGACTAATGCTTCTGATATTTCATACAAAGAAAATATTGAAGACATATCCTATGGACTAAATACAATCAAAGCCTTACAGCCTAGAAAATATACTGTAACTTGTGACGGCTCTACAGACATAGGTTTTATAGCACAAGAAATGGAAAAGGTTGTTCCAGAAGTCGTCATAGGAAAAGAGGGTGAAAAAGGTATAACGTATGGTAATCTTACAGCCGTATTAGTGAAAGGAATACAAGAACTTGAAGCGAGAGTAGCAACTTTAGAGGGATAATATTATGGCAATAAACTACACTTGGGATGTCAATACTTGCGATGTTTACCCTACAAAAAGCGGTAAATCAAATGTGGTATATAACGTACATTGGAAACTAACCGGTACAGACGATACCAATAAAGATTCAGATGGTAATTTTTTAAATTACACTATGAATGGAAGTATAGTTTTAGACATATCCGATTTATCTAATTTTACAAATTGGTCAGATTTAACAGCCTCA